GATGTGTACAGAGCTATTGTGACAACCGCAACGGAGCAGATGGCGAGCAGACTGCCAGCGTGAAACGTGGGACATTCGTGTGGGAGAATGACGGAACCATCACGGAAAAAGACATCCTGAAGAAGTGCTATATCAAGGATGGAGTGACCGTGACCATCACAGCGGATGGCTCAAGCGTGGCAGGAACTATCTTGGCGGTAGAGGCTGACGGAGTGACCGTAGACATGACACAGGTATAAGGAGGAAATGAAACATGATTGTAAATCAGGCGAACTTACACGGACTCACAGTGGGGTATTCCACAGCTTTCAATAAGAGCTTTGATACCACACAGTCCAATTATCAGAAGGTTGCAACTGTGGTACCAAGCACCACAGGAGAGCAGGACTATAAGTGGCTTGGACAGATGCCGGGTATGAGGGAGTGGATTGGTGAAAGAGAAATTCAGGCTCTTGCAGCGTATGACTACCTCATCAAGAATAAAAAGTTTGAGATGACCATTGGCGTTCCGAGAGATGATATTGAGGATGACAAGTATGGAGTATATACTCCTCTCTTCTCCAATATGGGAGAAGCGGCTGCCCTGCATCCGGATGAGCTTGTCTTTGGTGCCATGATGGAAGGCTTCACGGCGAAGTGCTATGACGGGCTCTCATTCTTTAATGAAGCCCACAAGGTAGGAAAGGAGACCTACAGCAATCGCAGCAATAAGAAGCTGTCAAGAGAGTCCTATATGGAGGCGAGGGCAGCCATTATGAGCATCAAGGGAGACAAAGGCAAGAGCCTGAAGCTTGTTCCTGATCTCTTGGTAGTGTCCCCGGCATTGGAAGAGGCAGCCAAGCTCATTTTGGAAGCTGACCAGATTGACGGTACTACCAACGTGCTGAAGGGAACGGCAAAGCTCCATGTAGAGCCTGCCCTTGCAGAGCATAAGGATTATTGGTTCCTGCTCTGTACCAACCGTTTCCTGAAGCCTTTTATCTATCAGCTCCGGAAGAAAATCAAGTTCGTGTCCCTGACCAAGGAAACAGATGAAAATGTATTCATGCTTGATGAGTTCCTGTATGGAGCTGACGGAAGAAGCAATGCAGGATATGGTTTTTGGCAGATGGCATATGGTTCCACCGGAGAGGTTGGAGCACAGGGATAAGGAGTAGGTGATCGGGATGTACTGTACCGTGAATGAGGTGCTTGAGATGATTAAGGATGACATGAAAAATGTCATAATTGGAGATGAGTATATTGAGGATGAGCAGGAACGGGAGGAGAAGATTGCAACGCTCTGTGATGCTGCCATTGTGGATGCTTGTGCCGAGATTGACGGGTACCTTGCCAAGCGGTACAGGCTTCCCTTACGGAAGGTACCACAGGTCATAAACAAATTTGCAAAGGACATATCTGTGTACAACCTTGTATCAAGGACGGGCATAGATGAGAGTGAAAGAGAGAAGACCTTCCTGAACCGTTACAACGCCGCCATCAAGTTCCTTCTTGATGTGGCAAAAGGCACCATCAGCATAGGCGTTGAGGATATAGGAGGCGGAAGCGAGGCAGCCAACGGCTTCAAAATGAAGTCTTCAGGTCGGGTGTTCTCAAGGGAAAGCATGAAGGGATGGTGATGGGATGTCATCAGTCAGGGCAGAACTGTCCGGAGAAACAGATGAGCTCCTACAACGCCTGAACCGATTGAGCCACCTTGAGACCCGTGGGGTTCTGAACTCCATAGCGGAAGGACTTAGAACTTCCACCGTGGAACGCTTCACGGAAGAGAAGTCCCCGGAAGGAACAAGCTGGAAGACATCCATCCGGGCTAGGGAGGAAGGCGGCAAGACACTCACAAAGACCACACAGCTCAAAAATAGCATCCGGTCAGAGGTGAGTGACGGTGGACTTGCAGTAGGTACCAATGACATCAGGGCAGCCACACACCAATTTGGTGATGAGAGAACAATAAGGGCGAAAAATAAGAAGTACCTCACATTCAAGGTTGGCGGTCAGTGGCGGAGAGTAGCCTCTGTCAAAGTAAGCATCCCACCAAGACCATTCCTTGGTATCAGCGAGGAAGACGAGCAGGACATCAAGGATAGCTTGGAGGAGATTTTTGAGGAGTAGGACATGGTAGCAGAGAAAAACTACTTGATTGAAACGTTGAAGAGCTCCGGCATTAAAAGTCAGGTCTACACCGAAATGAAAAAGCTGAAGCAGGGGAATGAGCCACATGTTGGTGCAGTATTGCGGAACGGTGAAACCCTCTCACGCTCCGGCTCAAAAAGAAAATTCGTAGACCAAGAGGGGCAGCGGAAGCGGAGGGTGAAGCTGTGGGATAGGAGCACATCACTCCATGTAGTAATAGCTGACACATCAGAGGAGAAGGTGGAAAAGATACTTGACAGCTTTCTCCGGAAGCTCAAGAAGGGCATAGATGTGGATGAAAATTGGGTGAATATCGTGGTAGGTGAGGTGGACTGGGTAGAAGAGGGTGACAGCATCCTGAAGGCGAAAGTAGCAGTACAGTTTGACATCACTTTTGAAGGCGGTATTTATGAAGATAGAGACATCAAGCCAATGGACATTGGCTCTGTCGGATAAGGAGGACAATATGGCAGAAATGAAAACGGCTGCAACCTTAAAAACCATTGAGGAGCTCAAGCAGGAGCTTGGGGTATCTGATGCGGTGTTTGAAGGTGTCAAGGCAGCCAACGGATGGAAGAGTGGAAGACAGGTGGAAGCGGATGCTTTCAAGGAAGCCTGTGCTGCCTTCCTGAAAGCCCCGGTTGACGGGAGAGTAACGGATGAGGAGGCGAAGGGATAATGTTCGGAGATGTAAATGTAAAAGTCGAAGACGGGAACCTTGGGCGGAGCAGCTCAACGGGAACCGGAACACATATCAAGATAGGTATTTCCAATGTGGAAAGTAAAGCCCCTATCCTGATCAGCGGAACCATGAACGCCAAGAAAATCAAAGAGAAGGTTGGAGAGACCCCATTGGCGGATGCCTGCATTGATGCGGTAGAGTGGGGAGCAGCTTCCATCTATTGCATCCCGGTAAAGGCAGGGACAGCCGGAACCATTGGAGCGGTTGAGGAAGAAAAGGCAGGATATGGGGAATTTACGGTGACAGGAAGCCCCAACAATGCCTATGACATTGTGGTAGAGGTGATGGATGACGGGGAGTGCAATGAAGGCAGCTTCCGGTATTCCGTAGATGGCGGAAATACCTTCACAGAAGAGATGACCATACCTGTCACAGGAGAAGTCACATTGTCTGCTACCGGGCTTGTAGCAAAGTTCACGGATGCAGAGGGAGGCGGCAGCTTTAAGTCAGGAGACTGCTTCACATTCTCTACAACATCCCCGGCTATGAGCAATCAGGCGGTCATCAATGCGGTGGAGGGGCTTATCAACAGCCCTCTTGCTTTTGAGTTTGTCCATATCGTGGGTACATCCTCTAAGGCTCTGTGGGCTTCCTTGTGTACCCTTGCCAATGACTTCCTGACAAAGTACAAAAGACCGCTCTACTTTGTGTGTGAAGCGAGAGGAAAGACCGCAGATGAGACTCTTGAGGAATATGCCAATGCCATGCTTGAGGAGAGGAAAGGCATCAATAACATGTACATGCAGGTGGTGTGCAGCAACTCCCGTTATCAGAGAATGGATGGCAGGGTGCAGGATATCAACAACGCAGGTATTGTGACCGGGCTCTATGGTCAGGCGAAGGAGTCACAGAGCATTGGAGAAGTGAAGAGCTTCCCTATCTCTGAAGCCAAGATGCTGAAACTCCTTCCGGAAGGAATTGAGGACTATATCAAGACTTTAGATGATGCCAAGTATGTAACTATCCGGAAGTACATAAGCAAGGAAGACTTCTATGTCACTTCTGCAAACATGATGTCACCGGAGGGAAGCGATTATGCCTATGCGGAGGATGTCCGGGTATCTAACAGGCTTGTGAAGGCTGTCCGGGCGGCTGCATTGGATGAGCTTCAGGTGGAAATTGACCCCGGAGACATTGAGACAAGCATTGCCAATATTCAGGAGCAGCTTGCTACCCCAGTGGAGGATGCTGTCCGTGATAAGATTATCAGCTCCGGAACTGTGGCAATCGACACCGAGAACCTCAACATCCTTGTGGATGAGAGCCTTGATGTCAGAATAACCTATGTACCTATGGGTCATGTGAGGGAGATGAACCTGACCTTTGCAGTAGAGAACCCATACGCAGCATCTTAGGAAGGAGGTAGAGGAACATGGCAAATAAACAGTTAATCAATGGGAAAGTGTATGACTGGTCAAGCGTGACAATCACGGCTTCCGGCATGGAGAACATGGAGCCAATGGAAATCTCCTATGATGATGAGCAGGAGAGTGAGCCTATCTATGGCAAGGGCGGAAAGATTAGAGGGTATGGTACCGGAAATCAGAAGAACTCCGTCAAGCTGTCCCTGCTCCGTGAGGACTTCAATGAGATGTGCCGGGTCATCAAGTCCAAGGGATATAAAAACTTTTATAAGTATGTCATCCCTAAGATTGTGGTGAATTATGCGGATGAAGGGGCTGCAACCTGTACGGATACACTGACCAACATTGTAATCTCCAAGCGTAGCTTCAAGGCGGCACAGGGAGATAAGAGCATGAAGGTTGATCTTGATGGCGTGGCAATGGGCGGCATTAAAATCAACGGGCTTGATGCGTAACTGATAACAGAATAAATGACAAAACGGAGGTAACTATCATGGATAGAGAGATGGAAAATAAACTTCTCAACGCAGGAAAAGAGAATGAAACAGCAAAGGGAACGGATGTGGAGAGCCTGAAGGAAAAGTATTCAGGGACAGATGAGAAAATCTACACAGTAATCACAACGGTACAGGTGGATGATGAGACCGAGGAGGAGTTCACATTCCTCTTCAGGAAGCCGAAGCCTGCATCCTATGACAGATATGTGAAGACTATATCCAACTCTGTCACAAAGGCATCCAAGAGCTTTGCTTTTGACAATATCATTGATGAGCAGAGGGAAGAACTGAAGAAGACCGTGGAGGAGTACCCGGCAATCACTATCAGCCTTGCGGATAAGCTGCTCCGTATGCTTGGACTTGCGGACACGACATCAGTAAAAAAGCTGTAGAAGATGCCAAGGAGCAGTTCAAAAGCAGCTTTGTGAGCTATGGGAAGATGGTCATATACACATATCTTCCCAAGGAACTGCTTCCGGAAAGCTTTGAAGACCTGACCTTTGATGAGTTCTTTTCCCTGTATGGTCAAGCGGATTGTGCAAGGGAGATGAGGATAGAGGATATTGAGACAGGCGTAGCGAAAGGCATAGCAGACAATTTTGGAGACGAATAAAACAAGCCCCACAGCCGGAAACTGTGGGACTTGAGCACACCTCTATGAACTTCTGAAGACAAGTATACCACAAATAGAGAAAAAAGCAACAGGGAGGTGGTTGCATGGGTATGGAGTCGGTATACAAATTGTCTGTTATCCTGAATATGGTTGACAACCTATCCGGTCAGATGGGCGGGGTCGGGAACAATGTGACAAACACGGTCAACAAGCTCAATACCGCTTTTGGAACTATGCAGAGGGCAGGAGCGGCAATGGCAGGAGTTGGCGGTGCGATCACCGGGCTCTGCATGAAGACGGTCACAGCCACCTTTGACACACAGAACGCACTAGGGGAACTTTCTTCCCTTGGGGTGAAAGACCTGAAGGCGGTGGAGAACGCAGCAAAGAGCTTCTCTGATACATGGGCAGGCACAAGCAAGTCAGATTTTATCACGGCAGCTTATGATATTAAGTCCGGTATCGCATCTCTGACAGATGAAGGCGTGGCACAGTTCACGGAACTGGCAGCCCTGACGGGTAAAGCTACAAAATCGACAACGGAAGAGATGGGCTCACTGTTCGCTACCGGTTACGGCATCTATAAAGGGTTCTATGATGACATGTCTGACCTTGAGTTTGGTGAGATGTTTTCCGCAGGGATAGCAACGGCAGTTAAGAACTATAAGACATCCGGCTCCGAGATGGCGAGTGCCATATCAGCACTTGGAGCAACGGCAACCAACGCCAATGTCCCATTGGAAGAACAGCTTGCCATCATGGGACAGCTTCAGACCACAATGTCCGGCTCTGAAGCAGCAACAAAGTATAAGTCATTCCTCAATCAGGCATCCAGTGCCGGGGAGAAGCTTGGGCTGACCTTCCTTGATACTAATAATCAGCTCAAGTCCATGCCAGAGATACTGACGGAGCTGAAGGGCAAATATGGAGACACGATAGATGCAGTAGAGAAGAGAGAGCTGAAGGAAGCCTTTGGAACGGATGAAGCGGTTGCCCTCATTGACTTGTTATACAACAACGTGGAGACATTAGACTCCGGAATACAGGACTTGCAAGGCAGCATGAAGAGCGGTATCACTGTGACGGAAGAGATGGCGGAAGCCATCAACAACACACCGGAGCAGAAGTTCCAAGTGCTGAAGCAGCAAATACACAATAATGTGGAAGAGCTTGGAAATGGACTCCTTCCGGCGGTCAATAACACTATGGACAAGGTGAGCGGACTGATAAAGAAGGGCTCCGATTGGATAAGCAACAATCAAGAAACAGTACAAAGCATCATGAACATAGCCTTGAAGCTTGGCATATTCCTTGTGATAGCCGGAAGCGTGATGGGCGTGGTCGGAAGCCTTGGGAAACTCTTCTTGTCAGCCAAGAACGCTATAGGGCTTGTGAAGACCGCAACCTTGGGAATGAATACAGCCTTTCTTGCTTCACCTATCACATGGGTGATAGTCGGGATAGTGGCATTGGTAGCCGCCTTTGTAGTCCTATGGAATAAGTCGGAAGCGTTCAGGAGCTTTTGGACAGGGCTTTTTGAGCAAGTGAAGTCAGCCGTCATGCAGGCATGGTCATCCATACAGCCAGCCCTACAGAATTTAGCCAAGAAGCTCATGGAGCTGTGGCAGGCGGTACAGCCAATCATACAAATATTTGAAAAAGTGGGGGCAGTTGTCCTTGTGGTACTTGGCTCCATCTTTGCCGGAGCCATTCAGGGAGCAATATCCGCACTGACACCTTTGATTGATGCCTTTTCAAGCTTTGTATCGTTTGTCACTAACGTGGTCAATGCGGTGGTTGCCTTATTTAAGGGCGATTTTTCCGGGGCTATTGACTTTGCCTCTGATGCAGTCGGGGATTTTAAAGACTTCATTGAAAACGGCTTCAATGCAATCCTCTCCTTTATCGGCGGCTTTGTATCAGGATTTCTTGATGCAGTTGGCGGAGCCCTTTCAGCTATAGGCATTGATGCAAGCGAAACCATAAGCAGCATGAAGAACACTGTGAAAAACGGGCTTGAGGCGGTGAAGGGCTTCTTTGGGAATATCTTGGGGGCTGCTTCCGATACCGTGAAGGAAAAGCTTGGGAACATGAAGGCAGCCTATGAGGAACATGGCGGAGGCATCAAAGGCGTGGCAGCGGCGGCGGTAGAGGGCGTGAAGGGTTATTATACAGCAGGCTTCACATTCCTTGACAACCTGACAGGCGGAAAGCTCACAAGCATTAAGAACCAATTCAGTGAGAAGATGTCCGGAGTCGCAAATGCGGTATCAACCGGAATGTCAGCAGCCAAAAGCTATGCGAGCACACAGCTCTCCAATATGCAGGCGGCATATCAGGCAAGCGGCGGAGGCATCAAAGGAATAGTATCCGCAACCATGACAGGGGTACAAGGTACCTTCAGCACAGCATATTCCGCAATCAACACTTTAACAGGAGGAAGGCTTGAGAGTGTACGTTCTACCATAGCATCAAAGATACAGGCGGCGAAGTCAACCGTGGATTCCACTCTGGAGAGCATCCGTTCAGCGTTCTCCTCAAAGCTTGAGGCGGCAAGGTCAGCGGTGTCCGGAGCAATAGGGCGTATCAAGTCCTGTTTCAATTTTTCATGGAGCCTGCCAAGTCTGAAGCTGCCACACATCAGCATATCAGGAAGCTTCAGTATCAATCCGCCGAGCGTGCCGAAGTTTGGCATCTCTTGGTACAAGGATGGAGGTATCCTGAACGGGGCAACCATCTTTGGAGCAATGGGCGGAAAGCTCTTGGGAGGAGGCGAAGCCGGGGCTGAAGCGGTGCTGCCATTGTCAGAACTGTGGAAGCAGATGACGGAGATTGTCAGAGGCGTAGTCAAGGGAGAGAATGAAGAGAGCGGTGACAGCGTACAGCAGACAGGGGCGAGCATTACAAGTGCCCTGACCTCAAAGGCTGCATCAGTACGGAAAGAGAAGGAGAGCAAGACAACAACAAAAGAAACATACACAACGGAGAAATGGGGCAGGGAAGGCGGCACTACTATCCATCAGATCAGCTTCACGGTAGACATCAGCAAGATAAAAGACTTGCCGCTACTCTACAAACTGATAGATGAGCTGAAGGATGCACAGAACCGGACGGACAGCCCTACTCCGGCAACAGCATAGGAGGTGAGGGAAGATGCTGTATGTGCAGGAAAAGGTGGTAAAGCTTGGCGGCGTATACCTTGGCGGACAGGTCACAAGCGTGGAGATACAGGAGGCAGGAAGTGTCTATGTTGCACAGGATGAAAAAGGCAGATTTAAGAAGTCACAGCCTGTAGGCTATGAAAATGGCAAGGTGATGATTGATATATTGCTTGAAGCAACAAAGTCAGCTTCCACCTTGGAGCAGCTCACAGAGATGCAGAGGCTCTTCAAACCATACGGGCAGAGCAAACCAAAGCTTTTGCCTATTGTCAATGAGGATTGTGCTGCCCGTGGCATTACAAAGGTATATTTCAAGAACCTCACCTCTAAGAAGGTCATATCAGAAAGCAAAAGGATAGTCTCCTTGGAGCTGTGGGCTCCTAATATAGCCGGAATAAAGGTGAAAAAGAAGGTCAGCAAAAAGAAGACCACGAAAAAGAAGAGCACCAAGAAGAGCAAAAGCAAGAAATCAAAAAGCAAGAGCCCGGCAAAGGACAGCCGGAGCACGGCAAAAGGGAAAAAAGCCGCTAAGAAAGCGGTGAAGAAATAGGAGGCGAGAGGCTTGGGAAACAAGAAACTAATATCCCCGGAGTTCCGGGTGACAGTAGGAGACTATGAGATAAGTGAAGGGATAGAAGTGGAGTGCTTCTCAAGCAAGGAGTCCCATATGGATTGGTGCAGGGTGGAGCTGTCCCCACAGCTTCAGGGGCTTATACAGTTTAAGGACATGGATGAGGCAACCGTGGAACTGGGGTACGAGGATGACTTTGACAGCCTGATTGACGGATATGTCAGATGCGGTGACGGGGACTACTGGAAAGAGATAATGATAAAAGATGACATGATGAAGCTTGATAGAGTGACCATCAAGGCATCCTTTGTGGATTGTGAGCCGCAGGATGTCATCCGGTATGTACTGGCATGTGCAGGGATTGAAGACTATATCCTGTCTGATGAGAATTATGGAAAGAAAGACCTGTTTGTCATAGACAAGAGGAGCGGCATCAAGACGATAGCAGAAGTCAACAGCTCATGGGGCATCAGTAACCCATTCTTCTTTCAGAAAAAGGTATTCTATTGGGGAACCAAAGAAGACCAAAAGGAGATGTATGTCCTTGAGGAAGGGGAGACCATCCTTGCACTGAATAAGTATGGAGACCTTTGGGAAGCGGAGACAATAGCAATCCCGTGGATACACCATAGCCAAGAGGTGGAAGTGCAGCACAGCAAATACAGTGGCATTGTAACGGTTGAGAAGACCATAGTGAGAAGTGACGATACCGGAGCGGTACACATGTACATCTATTTTGCAGGAGGTGAGCAGGATGTCTAATATGATGCAGAAGTTTGTGGAGCAGGAGCTTGAAAATCAGATAAAGCAGAATTATCCACATATGCAGTATCCGCCCGGCTTATATGCTAGGGTGGTGTCAGTAAAAAAGAAAGGGGAGCTGTATGAGGCAACTCTCAAAATACTTGACAAAAATAAGCAGCCGGACAGCCGCTTCCCGGAGGTTCCGGGAGTGAAAACGGACATCCTTATCCTGAAGAATGACATTGTGGCGGTAGTCCTCATGTATGGGGAGTGCAGCCCGTATATCATAGGGAGGTGCTTCTGATGCAGATAACAGGTGAGAATGATGTTGACATCATGCTTGATGAGGACGGACAGCCCGTGTCAGATGGAAACGGTGACGCAGCCCTTGTATCGGATGAGGACTGTTGGCTTCAGGATATAAAGAATGAGGCATTGACAGAAGAAGGTGAACTCTTCTATGAGGATGAGGAAGGAGATGAGAGCTATGGGTGGAGCCTGCTTGACTTCATGCAGGGAGAGTATGATGACTTCATGCAGATGGAGATACAGCAGCGTATCCGCTCCAAACTGTCCAAGAGGGAATATATAGATGCCGGAAGCATACAGACCGTAGTAAAGTTTGACGGGCATGTATACCGTATCAGGGTGTCCTTCCGGAGGAATGACAGCAATAGATCATACAATATAGACATTGAGAGTGATGGAGTGGAGGTGATTGTGGAATGATAGATGAGAGCATTATGGAGAAGATTATCCCTATCCCGGATGAGGATGAGGAAATGGAGAAGATACAGGGTGAGCTTGAGGATGAGGGCTTCCCTATAACGAACTTCAAAAAAGGTGGCATCTTTTACCATCTTAGCCGCCTGTTAGTGACCATCTACATAGAACTGAAGGAGCTTTCCCGAACTATCCTGAACGCCTGCTTCATCAAACATGCTGAAGGGGACTGGCTGAAGATTAAGGCAGCCGATTATTCCAAACAGCAGAAAGAAGCCAAAGCAGCAAAGGGTTATGTGACTATCTACAGGAATGACTATAACAATGCTCTTCAGGTCACGAAAGGGCATTGCTTTAAGACGGAGCCGGATGTCGGAGGCAAGGAACTGAAGTTCTATTGCTTACAGGATACGGTCATAGAAGCCGGAGAACCCGTGGGACGGGTACTTGTGGAGGCAGAGGCACCCGGAACCTTTTACAACATAGCACCGGGCAGGATAACCATATCATTGATACATCTTGACGGCATGGACTATGTGACCAATGAGGAGGACTGGCTCTTTGAAGAAGGGGCTGAAGAGGAAGACCTTGAAGACCTCCGTGACAGGTGTATGAGTTCATGGGCGGAACTGGCTACAAGAACCATAGAGGAGAAACTCCGGAACGCAGCCAAAGCAGTTCCCGGTGTATTGGATGCCCGGATTGATGCACAGCATCCAAGAGGACAGGGTACCGTGGATGTGATTATCATAGGAGCAGCCGGAGAAGCTTCCCCGGAACTGATACGAAAGGTTGGAGAAGCCATTGAGCCTTTGAAAGGGAACTATGAAGACTATCTTGTGAAGTCCAGTGAGGTAGTGCGGCAGGACTTTGAGCTTGTGATATATCTTGCTGAAGATGCAGCCACGGATGGAGTGGATGGACAGGCAGCGAAGCTCATTGAGGATATGATGGCTCTGACAAGGGGAGAGATGAACACCCTTTACCGGGACAGCATCATTCATGTGTTAAGTGCCAAGATTGACAACTACCGGAAGACGGACATCCTGAAACCGTCAGAGGATATGCTTCTTGAGCAGGATAAGGTCATCATGGCAGGGGACATCAATGTATCTGTCCGGAACGTGGCACAGAGTTCGAGGGAGAAGGAGTGATACCACCATGATAGAGAATTTTATTGAGTACATGTGGTATCTTCTAACCACTCCGCTGAAGAAGCTGAAGAGATCCCTGAATAAGTGGTACATCCTTTGCAAGGTATACGGCAGGAGGTTTGACGAAGTGAAGGAGGACATCCTCCGGGCAAGAGATGAGGGTATGGTTGCCACGTGCTGCCATGAGATGCTCCCAGTACATGGAGCGGACAGGCGGCTCACCCGGTATGATGGAGAGCATCCGGAGAACTACCGCTCAAGGATAGCCATGTATGAGGAGGTATGCAAGCTTGGAGGCACCAACGAAGGAGTGTTGCTTGCCGTGAAGACTTTGGGGTATACCGCCCCGGAGCTTGTGAGGGCAAATGACAAGACGGGCTTTGTACACTTCACGCTGGACGGGAGCTGGCTCCTTGATGGGAGCCGGATATTGGAGTCTGACACCATTGAGAACAGGTGGGCGGAGTTTTATATTGTCATAGGCATGGATGCGGATGAAGAGCATCCTATCAGCTTTGACATCTTGAGGAAGACTGTCCGCAAGTGGAAGGAAGTAGGGGCGAAAGACAACTATTTCTTTCGGTATACATTAAGCATCCGGGAGATAAACAGCATGAGCTTCCTTTCCGTGCTTTATAAAAAATATTTATATTACTTTGATTATCTGAAGCTTGATGGTATGTGGGAACTGGATGGGAGCCATGTACTTGATGCTGAAAGGAACCCATACACCACAAGGATAGGATACCGATATGAGAGTGGATATGAGCTGCATGAAGCCGGGCTTCTTGCTGTAGCCTATTGTTATGCCTGCCGGGTGGTGGAAGAGGCTGTGCTAAAGGCAGCTTACAGCTTCAGGGCACAGTATTTTGAATATCTGAAGACAGATGGCACATGGCAGACAGATGGGAGCCATGTATTGGATGCGGAAGTGTCACCAAGGGAAATGAAATGGGGAACTATCTTTCGTCATCAGCATGAAGAGGAGCTGCTTCTGAAGCAGGCGTATCAGTTACCGCCATGTGAAGAGGAGCACAGCATCAGGATAGCATTGGAACAGTACCGCATGGTCATTGATTATTTCAGTTATTTGAAGCTCAATGGGCTTTGGATGCTGAATGGTTCCCGGCTTATGGATGCACAGAGGACAGAATACACCACCAAGCAGGGATACCGCTTGGGTGTAGAACATACAAGGGAGTACAGGGTCATATGGCATGAGCAGCACAACCTCATCTTCCTTGATGGAACATGGAGCCTTGATGGTTCCAAGATAATAGATGCTTGGCAAAAAACGGAGGTATTGTAGAATGGCAACGAAAAGCGTTATAACCAAAATCAGAAGGAAAAAGATGGCAGAAGCAAGCCACACAACCGGGAAAATTGCAAAGATAACACATATTGCACTTGGCTCCGGTGGAGTGGATGGGAGTGGAAATGTCATTGTGCCGCTCCCGGAGAATGTGCAGTTGAAAAATGAAGTGGTAAGGAAGCCCTACACCACATCAAAAAAGACTTCAGACACATCTTATGAGTACACTATCAAGCTTGAGGAAAATGAGCTTGTAGGCACCTTCATCAGTGAGATGGCACTTATTGATGAGGACGGGGATGTGGTGGCATTCTCAAATTTCCTTGCGAAAGGCAAGGATGAGACAGAAGTGACATTCACTATTGAAGATAACTATTAAGGAGGCAGAGGAAAATGGCGAATTTAACAGCAGCAACGAACCCGGAGCTTGTCCTGACAATGGAGGCAATGGAACGGACAACCCCGGCACATTATGAAGAGTGGAACCGCAGGCATCAGCAGCTCCTTGACAATGACAAGTACCTGAATGATCAGTTCCTCAATGTCATGGCGGACAATGCGGCAGCTCACAATTCCATCTACAGGGGAAAGAACCTGACAAACGTGTACACGGTAGATGAGATATGCAAGCGTATCAGTGACGGAACCTTTAAAGACCTTTATATTGGAGACTATTTTGACAAGAGCATCACTACAAGCTTAGGAGGTACCGAGACTGTCAGATTGGTATTGGCAGGCTTTGATGTGATGTGGAACAACGGAGATACAGCCCTGACAAAACATCATGCCGTGGTAGTCCCAAAGGATTGCTTTAAAACAAAGGCGAAGATGAATGAGACAAACGTGACCACCGGAGGATATGCAGGCTCCGATATGCACACGAAGGTACTCCCGGTCTATGCCGCAGCCTTGCAAAACGTCCTGAATAATCATATAATTACCCATAGAGAGCTGCTGACAACGGCAGTATCAACAACGGGCAATTCCAACGCAGGAGCAGGGTATACAGGCTATGCCAGTGCATGGGAGTGGCAGGATTGCCAACTTAGACTGATGAGTGAGATACAGATATATGGCTCCACGGTATTCAGTTCTTCCTTCTATGACACGGGAAATGCCAATATACAGTTCCCATTGTTCCGGTTAGCCCCTAACCTGAAGGTAGCAGGGCTTGGTCATAACGGAAGCAGAATGTGGACTTGGTTGAGTGCCGTGGTGTCGGCGGCG